ATCCCCTGCGGACAATGCATAGGCTGCCGCTTGGAAAAAAGCCGTCAATGGGCAATCCGCTGCTCTCATGAAAGCTCACTCTATAGCAAAAACTCGTTTATAACGCTTACATACAATGACTCTTCTCTACCATCAGACGGCTCTCTTAACCTCAAACACTTTCAAAACTTCATCAAAAGATTACGAAAACTTCACCAATACAAAACTATACGATACTATCACTGTGGCGAATATGGCCCAAAACTTGGACGACCCCACTACCACGCCTGCCTCTTCAACCATGACTTTGAAGACAAAACTCTCTGGCAAATAAAAAACGACGTAAAGCTCTACGTATCAAAAGAGCTTCAAACACTCTGGCCCTATGGGTACTCAACAACGGGTGATGTCACCTTCCAAAGTGCGGCTTATGTCGCACGCTATATTATGAAAAAGATCACCGGCCCTGCGGCCGAAGCTCATTACGAGCATACTGACGCCGAAACGGGTGAGATTACTTCACTTGCTCCCGAATACACCACAATGTCACTCAAACCGGGCATAGGCTCCGGGTGGCTCGAAAAGTTCAAGTCTGATGTTTACCCAGACGACTTCGTTCTTATGAACGGCAAGAAAATGCGTCCTCCCCGCTACTACAACGGGCTCTATGAGTTGACGGACGCGCGAAACTTCGTGCTATTGCAACGAGATCGCAAAAAACAGGCTCGAAAACACAAGGAAAACAACACCCCTGCCCGTCTCCGGGTCCGAGAAATCTGTCAAGAACAGCGGCTCAAACATCTGCCGCGAAAATACGAGGATCAACAGGAATGATTATGGGCGTCTTCAGTGTCTTCGACCGCGCCGCTGGCGCATACCTACGTCCCTTCTTCTTCCCTCGCCCTGGCGAGGCTGTGAGAGCCTTCCAGGACCTAGTCAACGACGATACTACCCAGTTCCACCGGCACGCCGAGGATTACGTCCTCTTCCATATCGGCGACTACGACGATTCAACCGGCGTGCTTACCTCGAAAGAAATCCTCTCAGTACTCGCAAAGGGCCACGAGCTGAAAGTAGATGGAGCCTTATAATGCCACGTCCATCCGTCATGTCTCATGCGTTCTCAAAAGTCCCGAGCGCCGAAATCCCGCGCTCCTCCTTCAACCGTTCCCATGGGTACAAGACCACCTTCAATGCTGGGGACCTCGTACCTGTCTTCGTCGACGAGGCTCTGCCCGGCGATACCTTCAACCTGAAAATGACGGGGTTCTCCCGTCTGGCTACGCCAATCCATCCCTTTATGGACAACATGTTTATGGCGAGCTTCTTCTTCGCCGTCCCGATCCGCTTGATCTGGGATAACTGGGAAAAATTCAATGGCGAGCAAACCAACCCTGGTGACTCGACCGACTTTCTTATCCCCACTATGGCGGCACCGCCGACGACGGGGTACCTGGAAAACTCCCTCTCCGACTACTTCGGACTGCCCACCGCAATTGCGGATTACAGCCATTCGTCGCTCTGGCACCGGGCTTATAATCTCGTATGGAACGAGTGGTTCCGAGACGAAAACCTGCAAAACTCGGTCGTGGTTGATGTGGATGATGGTCCTGATTCTCCTGGGGACTACGTCTTGCTCAAGCGTGGTAAACGTCACGACTACTTCACCTCCTGTCTGCCTTGGCCCCAAAAAGGCCCCTCAGTCGAGCTCCCCCTGGGCACCACCGCGCCCGTTGTTACAACCGGGGACAGCTTCTTCATGCAAGGCACCACAGAAAACATCGACCTCGTGCCTACCATCCATCCCTCCGACCTTCGGCTCGGTCTGCCCGGCTTTGCCGGACCCTCTAACGAATCCGTCCAATTCGGGTCGTTAACCGGGCTCGAAACCGATCTCTCTCAGGCAACGGCCGCAACCATCAACGAACTCCGCCAGGCCTTCCAGGTCCAGAAAATCTACGAGCGCGATGCTCGTGGCGGGTCTCGCTATACAGAGATCATCCGTGCCCACTTCGGGGTAACATCCCCTGACGCTCGCTTGCAGCGGCCCGAGTACCTCGGCGGCGGACAGAACAACATCAACATAACGCCGGTCCCTCAAACGTCAGAAACCTCGACGACCGCGCAAGGAAACCTCGCGGCGATCGGAACGTCCGTCATGAACGGACACGGCTTTACCAAGTCCTTCACAGAACACTGTGTCATTATCGGCCTCGTCTCTGTGCGGGCCGATCTGAACTATCAACAGGGCATGAATCGAATGTTCTCCCGCTCTACGCGGTTCGATTACTATTGGCCCGCTCTTTCCCACATCGGCGAACAAGCCGTACTCAACAAAGAAATTTTCCTCGTCAACAAGATCACGCAACCCGGCGATGATGATGTCTTCGGATATCAGGAACGCTACGCCGAATATCGCTACAAGCCCTCGGTGATTACCGGGGAATTTCGCTCAAACGCTGCTGCGCCTCTCGATACCTGGCATCTCGCCCAGGACTTCGCGGTCCTTCCGGTCCTCAACGAGGAATTCATTACCGAAGACCCGCCCGTGGATCGCGTCATTGCGATCCCCTCCGTGCCCCACTTCCTCTTCGACAGCTTCTTCGATCTCCGCTGTGCCCGGCCCATGCCAATCTACGGCGTGCCCGGCATGATCGACCACTTCTGATGGTCTGGGGCTTCCTCGCTGCGGCCGGGATCGGCCTTGTGGGTTCCCTGCTCGGGGCCTCACAAAAAAACTCTGCCGATAAAGCTCGGCAGGAAAGCAGTCAGGACTTCTCGCAAGAGAGCGCTGACATCTCGATGGCCTTCGAACACCAGGAGGCCCAAAACCAAATGGACTTCCAGGCCGCCCAAATTACCGGCCAGCAAGTCTTCGCTGCAGATCAAATCACTGGTCAACAAAAGTTCAACCTCGATCAAGTCCAGAAAATGATGGACTTCCAAGAACGAATGTCCGGATCGGCCTATCAACGCTCAATGGCCGATCTGAAAAAAGCCGGGCTCAACCCGATCCTCGCCTACAAACAAGGCGGGGCTTCCGCGCCCTCTGGGGGCGCTGCTACCTCCGGTGCCGCTACCAGCGGCGCTGCCGCCGGCGGTGCCGGCCGGGGCGCCAAGGGCGCCGGCGTCGCTATACCCTCGGTCGACGTCCTCGGCGCCGGTCTCTCCGGTGCCCAACAAGCTGCTCGGACAACTGCCGAGCTCAAAAATATGAAATGGGTCACAAAACGGACCCGTATGGAGGCGCTCAACCTCGCGGCCTCCGAATACAACACGAACCTAAACTCTCGCCTGACCTCGGAAACTATCAGGCGGGCAAAATACGAAACTACCTCGGCGAAACACAACGCCACGATGGCCGGGGACCGTGCCTCTGCTTCTGCTCTGCTGCGTGACTGGGCTGAAAGCCCAACCGGAAAGGTCATGGACAAAATTGACCGCTTCTTCCGCGCTCTGAACCCCTTCGCAAGCTCCGCTCGAGGTGTGCTCAAATGAAATCGAATCCACAAGCCGTGCTCGCTGCTGTCTCGCCTCGTCGGCGAGTGCAGAAGACGTTCCTTCTTCCTTCCCGTGCCAAGCAATCCTTCAAGGATGAATGCGACATCAACCGCATTATGGCCAAATACCGGGCTCAAGGGATCATCCTCCACACCAACAAATATCAAGGCAGGTACGAAGACCTGCCATCCGAGATCGACTTTCACTCCGATCTCAATAACATCATGTCGGCGCGTGACGCGTTCGACTCACTCCCGGCAAAAATCCGGGCTCGCTTCAACAATGACCCCGCGGAATTCCTGGGCTTTGTCCAGGATCCCGCAAACCAGGAAGAGATCAACAACCTCGGGTTGGGCAAGGACTTGCCAAAAACAACCGAAGAACCCGATCCGGTCGAACCCGATCCGGAGCCAGCACAGTAACTCTACTAGATGTTAACTGTGCTAGGTGACACCGAAAGGAAAATCCCGATGCGACACCGTCGAAAAATCCCTAGGAAATCCTCACGTCGTACCTTCTCCCGTACCGCCCGGAAAACCAACAGGAAAAACGTCTCCGGCGGACCGATGCGCGGCGGAATCCGCCTCTAGCGCATCATAAGGGGCTCCCCGAGGCCCAAGGGGAGCCCCTACTCTTTGGGGTAGTCTATGGCCTGCTACAATCCTCTCAAAGGTTATCGCTCACGTACCTCTCAGGGTATCGTCTTCTCTCCCAAATTAGGATATATTGACCTCCCGGTCACAATCCCCTGCGGACAATGCATAGGCTGCCGCTTGGAAAAAAGCCGTCAATGGGCAATCCGCTGCTCTCATGAAAGCTCACTCTATAGCAAAAACTCGTTTATAACGCTTACATACAATGACTCTTCTCTACCATCAGACGGCTCT